CGCGTGAAAGACTTGAAACACTAATTGGCATATACTCGTCTAACAGAAAAGGAGTGCATGATGCTGTTTAACAGATGGCTAAAGGAGACAAGAGAGCTACAGAAAAACGTCTACTTCATCAACTATGAGGAGATGGAAGGTGACAAGGACGCGAACATACGTCGCCTTGTTGAATACATGCGCTGGAATATGCTGGCCATAGACGACGAACTTGCGGAGATGCGTCAGGCAATATCGTGGAAGCCCTGGCAACACGACAGTCCATACGCAGATCGCGAAGAGATCGTCAAGGAGGCCGTTGATGTTCTACACTTTGTTGCAAACATCATCGTTGCGGCCGGTGGAACAGACGAGCAGCTAAACAAGTTCTATCTAGAGAAGATGAAAAAGAACCGCGAGCGACAAGAGCGCGGTTACAAGGTAAAAGATATTGGCGTCAAGTGCGGGATCTGTTCTCGCGCGATAGATGACGTCGGCGTAGGCGCGAAAGAAGGCGTGTGTGCAAAATGCATGCCGAAGGGAGAAACTAATGCCTAACGTAGATGAAGAATGGGTAAAGCAGCAATTTCAAGCTGCAAAAGTAAAGGTAGGAGTTGGGAACACAGTTCTAAAGCTTCTTGCCGTATGGAATGAAACAAAGCTAGGTGAGGCAGCGGCAAAGGAAGCCGTTGAGCTATTCTCAAAGGTGGCGTTGAATCACTCACTAATTACACCTAATGAAAATGAAACGTGGGTACCAGCGCAACCTGGGTTCATCGTCGTTGGCGATGAAGTCCGCGTAATGCATAACGCATTTAGCGATGATACTGGGCGTATTCACAATGGACGCCGTGGAAAGGTGGTTGCGGTGCGCTACGGTGACGTTATATTTCGATCAACAGATAACCGTGAACCTTTTCTTGACGGAGTTCACTATTCTCCATACAAATTAGAAAAGAGGATGAAGTGAGATCGCTAGTTAAGATCTATGTTGAGGGTAACACCGAGAATGAGATCTTGATAAAGGCTGAAAAAGAGTGGCAAAGATATAATAAGAATGACGAGCTATCATTGCCAACTGACTCTGAAATAGACGTGGTAAGTAGAAAGCTTACCTCGACTCAAACAGACGCAGAATACACTGCCACAGTTATAGTTAGAACGAAGGTTGACAGATGACACAGGAAAATCCAGCTCCAAACGTTCCACAAAGAGTAGAGGCTCTGCGCGAGGCGGCGCGTCTTATCAACGGAGATCGCGACGCACAATACGGTAGACCTATAGACAACTTTAACCGCATTGCGCGTATATGGTCAGTTATTCTTAACGTTGACGTGACCGAGGAGGACGTTGCAATGTGCATGGCAGGTCTAAAGATGGCACGCTACGCGTCTAAATCTGGGTATCAACCTGACACCTGGATAGACATCGCTGGTTACGCGGGCTGCGGGTATGAGGTAGGAGAGATTCTTTCTAAAAAGACGCAGTAGCTAGATCTAAATAAGGTCGAATACTGCAAACGCGGTATACAGTCCATCTATAGGAAAACATGGAGGAACGCCGCGTGTCTAAACCTACACTTATTGACTGCAACGGGCTTGCTGGCTTCATGAGTCTTGGCTTTGTCCAGGCTGGAATGACCATGACTACACGCACAGGAAGCTTGAATTTTGGAAATGCGTTAGTAGAAACAAATAGAGATCACCTCGGTAATCAGTGGGGTTCTTATTTTTCAGAGGACGCAGCGGAGTGGCCTGTATCGAAGGCTGACGTTGTCGCTGGATGTCCACCATGCTCTGGTTGGTCGGTGTGGTCTGGTCCAACTAATCGCGGTCCTGACTCAAAGGCACACGAGCACACTCGCGCCTTTATGCGCTATGCTGGACGAGTAAAACCAAAGATCATTGCCTTTGAGTGTGTGCAACAGGCGTACACTCAAGGAAGAGACGTAATGAATAAGTATCGCCAGATGGTCGAGGAGATCTCTGGAAAAAAGTATGACCTGTATCACGTAAAGCACAACAACCTACTTCTTGGTGGATTCTCGTATCGACCACGCTACTTCTGGGTCGCGGTTGAAAGTGGACTTAAGTTTGGAATCAGTGTAACGGAGCCAACAAAGCTTCCACGCATCATGGACATCATCGGTGATCTTGCAAAGCTTCCGCAGCAGTGGGAGAAGCAACCTTACGCGCAGGAGCCTTCATCCTGGGTTAAACACCTAAAATCAAAGGATGGACTTGTCAACGGTCACATTGGAAGAGACAACATAAATGCACAGCGTGTTCTTGAGGTGTTTAAGGTAATCGGCAACGAGAACTGGCATGGTAACGGAGATCTAGGTTCTGCCGCAAAGAAGATGTATGAGATGAACGGAAACAAGTTTCCACAAAACTGGATCGACATCTCAGATCGCATACTTCGCAAGGAATTTAAGTTAGGTTTCTCGCAGCCGTATCGCTGGAAGGAGGATCACTGGTGTAACGTGCTTACAGGGTCTGCGTTAGATCACGTGGTGCATCCAACTGAACCTCGTCTTATCACGCACCGTGAGTCTGCACGCATGCAGGGACTTCCTGATGACTGGGATATTGAAGGTGCACGTGATTACTCTGCGTTGCCTGCAGTTTGGGGCAAGGCTGTTCCAGTGCAGGCTGCACGATGGCTTGGTGACGCCGTTGTGGCGGCACTAGAAGGACAACCATCAGGACCGCAAGGTGAACTAATCGGCGAGCGTGAATGGCTACTAGATACAGACAAAACATTTTCACGACATGCGGCTAAAAAGCGCTGGTATCCCGATAAAATAGAAACCGTGGTGAGCGATGCTAAATAAGACATATCCTCAATGTGAGGTTTGCTACATCGCGGAGAACAGTAAGTGGGAACCGGAGTCTGTTGGAGATGACGGAAGTTTGGTCTCTAAACTTATCGCGGTCGCAGTTCCACTTAAGCTTTCTCCAGGATCAATCAACGTCTGCTGTGACTGTGGAGAGATCACCATCGCCGGAATATACGTTGAAAAGGACGAGGACGCGGTTCAATATGACTCTGATCCGTTGGAGATTCACGAGGACGACTGACCTGATATAATAGCATAAAATGACAAAGGACAAATGACATGCAGACATTCTTACCACACACCGACTCGTTTGAGCGCATTGCTCGCGAGCTTGATAACAAGCGCCTTCACAAGCAGACCCTTGAAGGCTGGCAGGTACTACTTGCGCTTACAAAGTTAAATCCAGCCAACGAGCACCGCGAGCCTAAAGGCTGGGCAAATCATCCTGTTGCAATCATGTGGCGCGGTCACGAAAAGTTGCTTGTCTCATACCTTGCCGCGACCTACTACGAGTGGCGCGGTCGCGGTTTTAACTCAACCATGCTGCCTAAGATCTACTCTACATATGACAAGGCGGTTGAGCTCGGTCGCATACAGGACAAGTTAACCATGCCTGGCTGGATGAAAGACTCAGACAAGTTTGAACAACTTGCGTCGACTCACCGTGTTGCGCTATTACGCAAGGACTACTCCTGGTACTCGCAGTTTGGCTGGCCAGAGGATAAAGGTTATCGTCCCGAGTATTATCAGTACCTATGGCCTGATACCAGCGACAACCTGCACCTTGGTACGTATAACGCCGCGTAAGACCAAAACACAGGCGCTCAGCAGTGATTAGAGACACTTTCACGCCTGGGTCCATATAAGTCTATGGTCTAAAAAATAGGACAAAATATGCCGTAGTGCCCACATTTTTTGGAGACTCAAGATACAATGAATCCATGCGAGACTCCAGAATTGGTGAATGCCTTTGGCGTGAATGGACGGGAGATGACTATTCTCCTGCCAAGGCTTCTTGCGTTATTTTCTTCACCGATGAGCACGTTGACCTCAACAACGACGTAGTTCGTCGCGCACTTGCCTCCGCTCTCCAACGTGACGGTTCCGTCGTGTCTCTCGGTAATGGTTTTACCGCAATTGAAAATGCGACCACCATGCAAGGGTACTCAGGAGAAGTAGATGGCGCCATAGATCTTACTGTTTGCGATGAAAACGGTGAGACGCGTGACGGAGACCTCGTTGACAAGATAATTCCAACAACGTGGGTGGAGATATTAGTTGAGTAGAGATACAGACCTTAGTTGGCAAAAAGGTGCCATCTGTGCTCTCCCTGAAAACGAAAAGATACGTGATTACTTCTTTTCAACTGAGCCAACAGAAAAATATCAAGCAAAGAACTTATGCTTTCTTTGCCCTGTAAGAAAAGATTGTTTGAAGTGGGCACTTGAACACAAACAGATCTGGGGGATCTGGGGAGGAAAAGATGAAGGTGAAATTCGCCGTGCACTTAGTGTTTCATGGAACGGTCAAGAATCCCGTCGCCAGCGATACCCTCAATGTCCTTATTGCACAGCTCGTCCTAATAAGTTAGAGACTGTTGTTGCCGAGGTACCAGGTGGTGGACGTTGGGCAACGATGAGATTAGTTCACTGTCTTGCCTGTGACTTCACATGGCGCTCACGAACAAGTGCAAACGCGGTTGACGCGTATCACGTTGAACGCGTAGAGAAGCTTGCTCGCCAGGAAAAGATAAAAGCTAAGAAGAAAGCGCGTCTTGAGCTGAAACGGCAAAAGCAAGATTTGCGTGCAAGCGCTCGTCGGAAGGGTTTAACTCAATCGCCTTCTCAGCGTAAGAAATCGCCTTCTCAAAAAGTCCAAGACGATAGCAAGCAATAGACGCGTAGTCATAAGGAGCCTCACCCCAAGCCTCTGCCTCGCAAAGATACTCTAGAGGTTTTTCCTTGATCGCAAGAGCTTCCTCCGCGTAGCGTAGAGAGTTTTCCCAGTCCGCGCGTTGATAGTAAAGTTTTGCAAGATCAACAAGTGCCTCGCGACGACCTGGCGCCTCCGTGACTGCCTTCTTTAACCAGTCCTCTGCTTCCTCTGGAAGACACTTTGCGACAAAACGCATTGACGCCGCTCGCTCCGGAGCCCATCGCGCAGTTGGAAGTGCAAGGTGACGTTTTAGCTCGCGCGCTGCCTCCTCATACTGCCCGTAGAAGTAAAGTTCACGGCCAAAATAAAACGCGTTGCGGTCGTTGTATGGATCCTCCTTGACTGACATTCTTAGAAGTGGAAGATACTGCGAGCGACTTTTTGTTGGATCAGGATGATGATGTGTTTCAATCTCAGAGATCCACTCTTGTTTCTCATCCATTCCATACACGTATAAGCACTCGTGAACTGGGTGACGCCAGCGATAACCCTTGCGCGCGTGTATGTGATCATATGAAAATTCAAGTCCTGGTGTACCGTCCTCGTTCCAACTCCACACGTGCTTATAACGTGGGCGTGTTATTCCTCTCTCCCACGCACGCTGTAAAGGCTCGCGCCAATTTGGAGTGATGACCTCGTCCATGTCCAATGAGATGCACATGTCGATGTCCTCAGGTAGCGCCGCCATTGCCGCGTTGCGCGCGTCATCAAATCTCCAAGGGCGAACACGAACGTGCGCGACGTTGATGCCAAGTGCCAATGCCTTTTCAACTGTACCGTCAGTTGATCCCGTGTCCGCGATAAGTAGATAGTCCGCGTCCTTTGCGGCGTTGTACCAGGTCTCAACAAACTGTTCCTCGTTGAGTGCTATCGTGTATATCGCTACCTTCATGTGTCCTGTCTCATTTCATAGAACGCCTGGTTCTGTCTTAGTCGTGCATCGTCTGGATTAAGTTCAATCGCCTTACGTCCGTACTCTATCGCGCTTGAGTATCTTTCACAGTTATACGCAGCAATCGCGGCGATGTCATAAGGAGAGTCACTCCAGGCACGTGGATCAAACGTGTAGCCGTTTCTTTTTTCTGTAACGGCAATGCACCGTTCCGCGGCCTCAAGGCAGTCCTGCCACTCGTTTTTCATGTAAAGAAATAGCGCGTATGAATACCATGACTCACGCTCATTCCCTTCAGCTACCGCGCGAACATACCACTCGCGCGCCTTGTCTGACTGCCCAGAGTTTTGGTAATTGAGCGCGGTGTTCTTTGCGACGTATGAGCGTGACACCGAGCCGTCGTTACATAGATCTAAGCTTTGTGTGCGATACTTGATTGCGTTTTCAAGATCTCCGCGTGCCATATACTCGTTGGCAAGAAAGTAAAATGTCTTCCAGTCGCGATCACCTTCATCAATCTTAAGATGCAAAAGCTCAATATAGTTTGCACGACTTTTTGCGGTGTCCTGCTGTTCATCAAGAAAGATTGTGTCGCACCATAGGATCTTTTCAGGGATAGACCACTCCAGCGTCTCGTGCACCGCGCCAACCCACCGGCAACCGTTACGGTTGTGAATCTTTGAGTGCCACTGCCACGGGTTTTGGTTGTTACGGTAGCGGTGGTTAAGAATGCGCGCATCTGACTCCCACTTTTTCTCAAGCTCGTCACGCCACCCAGGAAGAAGTACCTCGTCCATGTCCAATGAGACGCATACGTCCACATCGAGCGGAACTACGTCAAGTGCCATGTTCTTTGCGGTGTCAAATCTCCAAGGATCTACCTTTATTAGTCTGGCATCTACTTCAAGCGATTGAGCGTACTCTAAGGTTTGATCAGTCGATCCAGTGTCTGCAAGTATTACGTAATCAGCCTCTGATGCGGACCTATACCAACGGTCAATAAACTCGCGTTCATTTAAGGCTATTGTGTAAACCGCTATCTTCATACAAGAAATAATATCTTATTTTCCTACAAATGCGTACAATACGAAGCATCCATGATAAAGTATATCCATGGACAAAATACGGAAGATAGTCGTAGTTGGCGGTGGATCTGCAGGGTGGATGACTGCCAGCGCTCTTATACACTTTTTTCCAAATAAAGAAATATGCGTAGTTGAAAGTCCAAATACTCCTCCTATTGGAGTAGGTGAAAGTACCTATGAAGGGATAAGGTATTTTTGCTCGATGCTAGGGGTAGATAACGACAGCTTTTTTTCGTACACTGACGCATCCATAAAGGCGTCAATAGTATTTAAGAACTTTTATAAGAAGTCAGGTGAGCCAGATTTTCAGTACCCGTTTGGTCCACCGCTGCTAAAAGGTACAAAGTGGGGTCTACAAGACTGGCTTATAAAGAAAGTTCTTTATCCAGAAACCCCTAACACTGAGTATGCTGAGTCTTACTTTCCGCAGGCACTTCTTGCTAAGCATGGAAGATTTTCTGATAATGAGCACGGCGGTTTTAACGATTTTCGCCCTGAACTTGACACCGCACTTCATTTTGACGCAATAAAGTTTGGAAAATGGTTGCGCGAGCACTATGCCATGCCACGAGGGGTAACTCGTGTGATAAAGGACGTAGTTAGTGTAAAAACATCAGAAAATGGAGTTGAAGGACTAGTTCTTGATGATCAGTCAGAAGCTACGGCTGATCTTTTTGTCGACTGCACCGGGTTCTCGAGCCTTCTTATCGGTAAGACCTTAAATGAGAAGTTTGTTCCATACAACCATGTTCTACCAAACGACTCAGCGTGGGCAACAAGACTAGAGTACTCGGATAAGGTAAAAGAGCTCATGCCTGTTACTACATGTACCGCGCTTGATAACGGGTGGGTTTGGAACATACCTTTATGGTCAAGAATAGGTACTGGATACGTGTACAGCAGCAAGTAC